CGGTTTGGCGAAGCAACAGGGCATGGCGGGAACTGGGTCGCCTTCCAGGCACCTGGGACTATTGCTGCCAATGTCACCTGGACGCTGCCTGCTGCTGATGCGACGGTCTCAGGGCATGCACTGAAGAGCGATGCTGCTGGGAATCTGAGCTGGGGTACTGCTGGCGGAGCTACTGGCGGAGGAACGGATGATGTGTTTTATGAGAACAGTCAGACCGTCACCTCTAACTACACTTTGACTGCAGGCAAGAACGCTATGACTGCTGGTCCAATCACGATCAACTCCGGCGTCACGGTGACCATCCCCTCAGGTTCTGCCTGGGTGATTGTTTAACAGGAGGAACCCATGCCAATCACGATCAACGGATCAGGAACAGTTACGGGGCTTTCAGCAGGTGGACTGCCTGATGGAAGCATCACCACGGATGACATTGCGGCTAATGCTGTCACTGCGGCGAAGATCGGCTACGCCGGTGCAATTTTGCAGGTGGTGAGTACGACTAAAACTGATACATTTACTACAACAGCAACTGCTTCCAGTCCTGCAGCCGTTACGGGGTTGTCTGCAACTATTACCCCTTCGTCTACGTCCAGCAAGATTTTGGTTTTAGTGAACGTTGGTGCAGTTGGCAACCAGACTAACGATTATTCCTCATATATATATTTGGCTAAAGGTGGCACAATTATCACTGGTGCCAGAGGCGACGCGAACGGTAACAGAGCAAGATGTTCTGCTGCTGTAAAACTTTATGCTACATATCACGCTGCCCCTGCAAATCTATCGTATCTCGACTCACCTAGCTCTACTAGCTCTTTAACGTATCAAGTGTATTGTTCCACTCAGGCTTCGTCAACTGCAACTATAAATAGAATGGGTTATGACGCTGACAATGACGGCATTCCGCTGGCTATTTCCACCATTACCGCAATCGAGGTGGCAGGCTGATGCTTAACCACGAAGCTATTCGCCGCGCATACTCCAACGCGGTCACTATCGACGACGGCACTGGAGCCTTCGACGCAGACGGCAACCAGATCCAACTGGATCAATCCCTAGTCGATGCCGCTGCTGCTGTAATCGCCGCAGAACAAGCAGCTACCGCCTACCAACGCCAACGCCAACCTGAGTACCCCTCATTGGCTGAATTGGCTGACGCTCTTTACTGGGCGTCTACTGGTGACACCACCAAGCTCGATGCCTACTACGCCGCTTGTGGTGCTGTGAAGGCTAAGTACCCCAAACCGGAGGTAACCCAATGCCCCTAAGACTTAACGGTTCCACATCCGGTTATGTGGAAGTTGATGCACCGGCAACCGCTGGTAGCAACACGCTTGTCCTGCCGACGGGGAATGGCAGTGCCGATCAGGTGCTGTCTACTAATGGCTCTGGCACGCTGAGCTTTGTTGATCGCGGGCGGATGGTGCTTGAAACCGCTCAGGCAACGACCAGTGGCACCAGCGTGGACTTCACCGGGATTCCGAGTTGGGTGAAGAAGATTACGGTGATGTTCAATGGGGTGAGTACGAGTGGGACAAGTCGATTTTTAATTCAGCTTGGTGATTCTGGTGGAGTCGAAACCACCGGATACAACAGTGGAACAATTTATGCTGGTAGCACTAGCATAAATACAGCAAGTTCTACAGCTGGATTTATAATCGAGGTTAACGCAGCTGCTGGTGCTCATTACGGTCCGATCCAATTTACTTATTTCGGATCTAATTCTTGGCACGGTAGCGGATGGGTCAAGACAAACACCAATACTTATGCGAGCACAATGGGCGAGAAAACTCTTTCTGACACTCTTACCCAAGTTCGCATCACCACCGTCAACGGCACCGACACGTTTGACGCCGGTTCTGTCAACCTGCTTCTGGAGGGCTGATCATGAGTAGTTTAAAAACGACAAACATCCTTAATCCCAGTTCGACAACGAACAATATTGTCCTGGCGGCAGATGGAAGTACTACCATTTCTACGCTGACTGCAACTACGATTCAAGGCACGATTAAATCTGGTACTGCAGTTGCTTCGACCAGTGGCACGTCGATTGACTTCACTTCGATCCCAAGCTGGGCGAAACGGGTGACGGTGATGTTTAGCGGGGTGAGTACAAACGGAACTAGCCCTGTTCAAATGCAAATAGGCGATTCAGGCGGAATAGAAACATCGGGCTATTCTGGTGCTACACAAGTAGTAACTACAAATTCCTCTTTTTCTGCAGCTTTTCAAATTGATCCGACTGGACAAGGCAATGCTTCTGTTATTCGAGACGGTATTTTGCAATTATGTTTGCTGAATGGCACCACTAATTTATGGGCATGTTCTGGGGTGCTTGGTGGAAACACGGCAAGTCCCTACATGATTTGGCTAGGTGGTTCAAAAGCTCTTTCCGCCACCTTAGATCGCGTCCGCATCACTACCGTCAACGGCACCGACACCTTTGACGCCGGGTCGATCAACATTCTTTACGAGGGCTAAGCCATGCACCGCATTGTTGTTGACGTACAAACCGGCGAGCAGGAAATCGTCGAACTGACCGCCGAAGAAATTGCGGAGATCCAATCCCGCCCGCAGCCCGAACCTGCCCCTGAACCCGAACCCGCTCCAGTGCTCACCACTGAGCAGAAGCTGGAAGCCGCTGGGTTGACCGTGGCGGAGCTGAAGGAGCTGTTTGGACTTGCCTGACCGCCTGCCCTTCATTGGTGCTGCGATCGCTGTCCTTACAGCTGTCGTTGGCACCACGGTGGCCATTGACAGTCGGTACGCCAAAAGCGAGGAAGTGCAGAAGCAGTTCTGCCAGGCACGGAAGCAGCTCTTGCGTGATCGGATCTTTGAGCTGGACTTGAAAGCGAACAAGTCCCCAGCGGATAAAGCGCTGCGGGAGTACCTGCAGCAGCAACTACGCGATGGCTGTTAAGAGCAAGGCACCTTCCGCCAAGGAGTTCCAGTCCAGGGCCAAGTTCAAAAAGACGAGCATCGGCAATTCCGTCAGGAGCAAGCCGAGGGGCCGGAAGAAGAGCAGGGGCCAGGGTCGCTAGGATTTGCGCCGTTCTTCTTTGAGGGGAACGGGTAGTCCGCTTTGGCAGGACGCGGTGAGGTTGGCACCTCGGGAGGACCAACCACCTGCCCATTCATTGGATGTGCATGGCATGGCAGCGGGAGATACGCTGCTGCTGAGGTGTCGATCCAGCCGTGGTTGAAGTAGCAGCAGCTGTTATTGGTGCAGCTATCACCGTTGGGGCAATGGGTTTAGGGACTGTTGGCAGTCGCAGCAGGGAAGGACGTGATGCTGTGATCCGGTTGGCTGCGAGTGTGGACAACGTGGCAACCAGGTTGGAGCAACTGCATGTCGACATCAAGGCTGATCGGAAAGAAACCTTTAGCCGCTTGAACAGTGTGGAGCAGCGGGTCACGATGTTGGAAGCCCGGACATTGCACCCGGAATGAACCAGCTGGAGATCCCACTGGAGTTGTCGTTAAGGCAGGAGACGACGCAGCGCCTGTTATTGGATCTCTACGAGAAAGAGGATTGGAAGGGATTGTTAGCTGCTGCTGAGGTGTTGAATGCAGCGTGGCATCAGCAATCAACGATCAGCCGATGGCTAGCGAGGGAGGCAGCGGACAATCTTGGCGAGGCCTGGCAGGCTAGTAGAGGCCAACGCCCTGAACATGATGGATCGGGTTGCTGATTACGTTGCGCTTGCAGTAGCCCTGCATGGCGCGGCATTGGTGTGGGTGAACATGACCCCCACTCCTAAGGACAACGAGCGGCTGGATAAGTACAGCAGGTTGGTTGCTCGGGTTTATCGAGTGGTTGAGATCCTGGCTGGTGTCGTTTCCAAGAGGGTCAAGCAATGAAAGGCAAGGGTGAGAAGAAGGTTGCTGCCGTCATGCGGGAGTACAAGCAAGGCCAGCTACATAGCGGCAAGGGTGGTCGTGTGGTGAAGAACCCTCGGCAGGCTTTGGCGATTGCTTTGAGCGAAGCTGGTATGGCAAAGAAGCGGAAGGGTCGTTGAGATGTGCTCACCTGCAATGACTGGTGGTGGTGCTGCAGGTGTCGGAGAAGGCCTTGGCACTGGATTGACCGAGGCCTTTACCGGCATGCGCATTGCGCAGGAGGACATCCCGCAAGGCAAGGTGCCAATGCAAGATCCAAGGTTGGTGCAGATTTACCAGACCCTTGGGATGCCTATGGCTTCATCTGCGGGTCTTGATCAGGGTCCCAAAGCCTGACCTGGGTGGTGTCGTAGTCGTAGTCGCCGTGGCGCAGGATGCGAGCCAGGCGTGCATTGAGTAGTGCCTCGCTGTAGGGCCTACCTGCTTTCTTGTAAGCAGCGACCACCTTGTCCCATAGGTCTGGGAGGGTGACGGCATCAGCCAAGGTCTTTGCTGCAGTGACAGGGCCATGGCCTTTGAGACCGGCGTAATTATCGGAGGTGTCGCCTGTCAGGACCTGTGTCATCCAGGTACGGTTGGCATCAACGGGATGGATAGTTTCGACGGTGTCATTGGCCAGCAGTTGGCATGGCACGGTGCGGAGATCCTTGTCGATAGAGACGATGATCGGGTCGCGGTATTGACCACCAGTAGCGAGCAACCCGAGGACGTCGTCAGCCTCCAGGTTGATCATGGTGCGAGTGGTGTAGGTCTGTTCGATGTAGAGCCTGATGTCTCTGATGCCAAGGGGTTTGCGTTTGCCAATGCGTGTTGCCTTGTAGTCCTGGTAGATGGTGTGCCGGAAGGAGGGGTAATCAGACAGGCACATGACGACGTCACTGTGACCAGTGAGGTCCATCCAATAGGCGAGCTTGGAGGAGATGAAGTCTTTGACGTCCGCCTGCTCCAGGTGCAGGGTATTGATCCATTCATCCCAGCGGATGTCGGTTTCACAGGCAGCGCAGGCTGAGTAGATCAGCCAATCGGCATCAACGAGAAGGGTCATCAGATGATTGTGCGTGTGTTGTCGTTGTCGACGTCATGGCATTCAGGGCCAAAGCCAGTGGCTAGTAGCTCATCGGATAACGACGACTGAGGTTGTGGTTCATCGGCCTGGGTTTCATTGACCTCAAAGCTGTTGAGCCATTCCCGAAGGGCATCACCTGTTGGTGTCTTAGGTGGCCAGGAGCAGAACTTGAGCAGTTCTTTGCGATCCCTGAAGCACATGGAGACGTTGGGTTTCCAGGCCAGGAACAGGGCGCCATTCCACCGGTCGTATTGCCTGGTGATGCGCAGGCCAGGGACAGTGAAGGTGTCTTGCTTCATCGGTAGGCCAGGTGCTTGAAGTCTTCTTGCAGGACGAAGGTGGAAGCGCCTTCCCCATTGCGGGAATGAAGGATGGATTTAGTGGGGATCTGGGTTTCCATCGTGTACCAGGCGTGGTTGCAGTCGGTGCATTTTTTCCTGCGAATGACGGCATCACTGCGGTAGCGGCGTGTCATTGCAGTGCGGATGACATCGCAGTTGCACTTGGGGCAGTTCATGGTGGTGGGTTAGGTGCCGAAGTAATGGGACATGGGAACGACCAGTCGACCGGTGTCCTGGTCGTAGAGCAGCTTGTCGCAAGGTCCTGTCTGACCGGAGAAGCGGTTCTTCAGGACCCGTAGCTGCAGCTCATTGCGTTCAGCGACGTCGCCCTGTTGGTTCCGTTCTGCGCCAATGCAAAGATCCGACAGCTGGGCTATGGCGTGGCTTCCTCTCAGTTGGGAGAGGGAAGTCTGGGCACCTTCTTCATGGCCGCGGCCTTCTGGCCGCTTGAGATGGGAGACCAGGATCAGGCCGATGCCTGATTGCTCAACGACTTGGCGGAGCTTGGTGCAGGTGACGTCGATAGCCCGGCGTTCATCGAGATCAGCGAGGCCACTGATAACGATGGTGAGGTGATCGAGGATGACGAGGTCAGCCTGTTCTGCATCAGCCAGGTATCGGATCTTGTTGATGAGGTGCTCGGGATCCATAGATCCGAAATGGTCGTAGAGGTAGCAACGACCGGTGCCGAAGACCCGGTCAAAGCCATCCCGCAGTTCCTCTTCAGTGACAAGAGCAGGGTCCAGGTGGATGGGCTTGTTCAGCTCAATGCCGACGATGCCCTGCATGGTGCGCTTGATGGATTCTTCAAGGGCGATGTAGCCCACCCGTAGTCCTTGGCGAAGGAAGTGATGGGCGATCTCCCTGCAGACGGATGACTTGCCGACGCCACTGCCTGCGCAGATGGTGGTCATCTCACCTTTGCGGAAGCCACGGGTCATGTGGTTCAGCTGCGGCCATGGGTACTGACAGATGGATGCAGCACCTGGCTTGATCAGTTCATCCCATAGCTCGGAGGCATTGACGATGCCATCAGGGCGGGATGGTGTGGCTTTCCAAAGCAGATCGCGCAGGAGGTCACCTTCCCCTGCCTTGAGCATCTCGTTGGCGTCTTTGCGGGGCAGCCGGCAGATGGCTGCCTTGCCAAGGGGCAGGACAGTCAACGCGTCTTGAGCGGCCTTCTCGCCAGGTTCATCGCTGTCGAAACAGAGGACGATGCGATTGAACTGACTGAGCCAGACAGCATTGGCGGCCAAGTATTTCTTGGCTGATTGCGCCCCATTGGGTACGGAGACAACGGGGTAGCGATTGCCTTGCACCTGGCTGACCGACATGGCGTCGATCTCCCCTTCGGTGACGACCACGAAGGCTCCACCGCTATGGCCGA